AACCACCATATGCAGTTCTAATGTTTTCTAGTGAAATTGCACCAGTTGATGGTAATGTCATTTATCGCTTCCTTTAATTGTTTATCGAAGTGTGTCTTTTAGATTCCAAATTTTTGCATATGTACCTTGGACGTGTGCCATTAAAGCACCAGCCAATGCCAAAACTTCTGATTGGCTCAGCTGTACGGTGGTGTTATCTTTTTTACGAACATCTACCTTACTATTAGCCGGCAGCATACCAACTTGCCAGGCTAGCAAAAATGCCTGAACTTGAGATTGGAATACAGTATCACAATGATAAACACCGCCACTATATGTAAATCCCAATTCTAAGAATTTTTCTCTAATATCATTAAGTGCCCGGTCTACAGATTCTTTATTTGTAGTTAGGCCCCATTCTTGACGATACGTATAATCATACCCCTCTGGAATTACATTAATTGGGGTTAGACCGATGTCCTCGTCTGTAATAAAAAGAAAAGCAGAACAGTCGGGTTTTTGTGCAATATTAAAAACTACACGCTGAACACGATTTCCTGACATTGGGTCACCGAATACTTCTTGCATTTGTGACGCTTGAATTTCATATAATTTCATCAAAGCTCTCCTAGAGTTATTTTTCTATTTATCGAATTGAACGCAAAACCAATCAGATCCACAAATCGCTGTAGGTGGTTCACTCGGTTACACCAATCTTTAACGTTTCTGGCGTGATATTGAGCTTGAGTGGCTCAACACTATCACTCGTGAGTAATTGCACATGCTCGACGCTTGCACTTGGTAAAATCATTTGTGTTTCTATTGGAATGAGTCCAATTTGTTTTAGTGCATTAAACGTAACAGGATTCGACATCGCGTTTCTTAACTTTGCCGGCGAAGGACGACCGTTTGCAATGATTTCAGCTTGTATTTCTCTTGCAATCATAACCGTGAATTCATGAGCAGCATTAGCTTCAAACATATCATCATCCGAATACCCAGGGATACGGCTAGGTTCTGCAATGTCATAAAGCTCTTGTAAGTATTTTTCGAGGCACGCGATTTCTTTTTTGTTTAGTTCGAAACTTTCGCTGAGATCATCTTGAACAGATTCAGCTTCTAATAAATCGGCACGTAAACGGAAAATAACATGAGGGAGTGCGTTTGATTCCTCTGCATGTTTTAATTCGGCGCGAAGAGCTTCTAGTTTATAGTTTCCAACTTCCTGAAGTGCCGCAGCACGTTTACGGCCGATTAAAAAGTTTTTGATATGATAAATCTTAGTCCAAGGTGTTTGGCCTTCTACTTGGGTGCGATAATTAAACTCAGAATTAAGACGTGATGCCATTTATTTTTCCTTTATCATTTGAAGTGCAATACCAGTGGACTACCTTCGGCGGTCTAAGGGTCCAGTAGTTTTGCGCTCGATTCAATAAATATTTACTGCATCGCGCTCGTGGCAGCATGTTTTCTGTTACCTCACTAATGTTTTGTACAAGAAATCGATCCCGCAATCATCCAGTAGAGTCCTCCCATTTTTAAGATGGGGATCTTGTTCGGCAATTGGAACCGATCTAAAAACATAGCGGCCCATTAGTCAGTAAGCAAAGAGACAATAGTAAAATTCACTCGCTCTTACATTCACACGACCAAAGAATGCGCAGCTTTGCGCTCGATTCAGTAAATACACTCATGCCTAGACTATCACTTTGGCGGGAAAATAAGTCCCACGATTACAAATTCATCGACCGAGCTATTTCCGAGCGTTATACAATCGGAGGCACTGCTGCCTATGTTCACAAATACATTGGACCAAAAGACACCGGGCCCTCCACCGACAAAACACAACCACAATATACCGAACAATCTATCTTTAACATTCAGGATCTACTGTTTCTCGAAAATAGAGATAGAAAATACGACGAAAATATTTATCAGCTAAGGGCAGTTTATACTAGATCAGACACCGAGTTTGACTTATCACAGTTCGGGCTATTCATCGCCAATGGTGCAATGTTTATGACATTCCATCTCAACGACATGGCTGAGATTTTAGGAAGAAAGCTCATGAACGGCGATGTTATTGAATTACCTCACCTCCGCGACGATCATGTCGATGATTCATTAGAACACTCGTTAAAAAGATTCTACACTGTAACAGATGCTTCTTGGCCAGCAGAAGGATTCTCACCCACATGGTATCCCCATCTCTGGAGAGTAAAATTAACACCGCTAGTTGATTCCCAAGAATACAAAGATATTCTCGATCGCCTCAAAGACGAAGATGGCGACAAGATTGCCACATCAACATTAGAAGGCCTACTCAACATTAACCAGGCAATTGTTGATCAAGCCAACATTGATGTTAAACTATCAGGACAAGAAACACAGCATCTATACACTAAGCCAAACGTTAGCGACTCTGAGTTTGGCCATTCGAAGTCTGTATTTGAGGATCGTTCTATGGCAGGAGAAGACACCGACACCACAGACCAAACCGAATTATATACCCCGCGCGGAACAGCATATGACGGTTATATGCACGGCGACGGTTATTCACCAAACGGACATCCTGTGTCGGTGGGAACATCCTTCCCAACAAATGCTTCTATCGGCGACTATCATTTGCGAGTAGATTTCCAGCCACAGCGATTGTTTAGATTTGACAGTAGACGTTGGGTTAGGGTAGAAGATGTAGTTAGAACATCGCTCAATCGCGGCCCAGGTAACCTCAACCAAAGAAGTACATTTGTCAATAACGATAATACTTACATTGATGAAAATGGTATTGAACACCCAGAGAAACAATCAATGTATGAGGCTGTTGCATTTAAAGCCAAACCAGACGAAAGTTAATTATGGAATTAGAAGGTTATTTTTACTCAGGACAGATTAGGCGATTCTTGATACAGTTTATCAGGGCTGTATCGGGGTTCCAGGTGGAAATTGGTCGAGACGACTTAGGCAATCCGTTTTATCAGCAGGTTCCTGTTATCTACGGAGACTCTTCTCGTCAAGTTGCGCAACTACTAATAAACAATTCGGAAAATACGTTACCAACAACACCGTGTATTTCAGTGTATATAAGCGAACTTAAATACGATCGAGAGCGGTTAATCAATCCAACTCACGTAAGTAAGCTTCATTTACACGAAAGAAGCTTCGATCTTGAAACGCAAGAATACTCAACTACCTTAGGTGATTCTTTTACTGTAGAACGCTTAGTCCCAGTTCCATACACGTTGGGTATTAAAATGGACATTTGGACTAGTAGCTCTTCACAAAAATTACAAATTGTTGAACAAATATCAACTCTTTTTAATCCAGCACTAGAAATACAATCCACCGATAACTATGTTGACTGGACTTCTATTACAGCAATTTTCCTAGAAGGGACCACATGGACATCGAGGTCAGTTCCAATCGGAACAAACGACCCGATCGACATTTACACATATTCATTTAGATTACCAATTTGGCTTGCCCCGCCAGCTAAAGTTAAGAAAATGAATGTTATTCATAAGATTATTGCAGATGTATTTGACGACTCTGGTAACTATAACTCAGATCTAGTTGGGGAATCAATAATTGATGCTTCTGGAACGTTAATTACAGGGAATCAATTAATTAGAAAGGTAATTACACCATCGAATGCTCGTCTGATTTATCAGGGCAACACTTTACAATTATTGCGAGATCGTGATCGTCTAGTCAATGGTAAATTACACTTTGAAGTTGGTAAAACTGCTCCGGCCTCTTGGGCTGCATTATTAGAACAATACGGAAAAATAACCCCAGGATATACTCAAATTCGCCTAATGCAGGAAGCAACTGGGACAGAGGTCATCGGAACTATAGCACTCCACCCCGCAGACGATAACCTACTATTATTCACTGTATTTCCTGATACTATTCCATCTAATACACTAGATCCAGTCGACGGAATTATTGACCCGTTTAAGGTTAAAGTAGACGACTTTTTGGACCCAGAACCAGGCGTTAGATACATTATTTTAGACAGAATCGGCGACGATAGTAACGCAGAGGCTGCTATTGCGTGGGATGGCGAGAACGGCATTCCTTTAGTTGCTAACCCAAACGATATTATCGAATACAACGGAACCAACTGGTTTGTTGCATTTTCGCCAGGCGAAGGTCCACAGTATGTAACTAACCTAAGAAATAGTGCCCAATATAGGTGGGATGTTAATGTCGGGTGGGTTAAGTCAGTTGAGGGCTTTTATAATAACGGGCAGTGGAGAATTATCCTTTGATCGACAATGCCGGTGCGTTAATCTACTCTAGGTCAACTAATCGATTTCTTTTTGTTCGTCGTGCAGCAGACAAAAGACACAAAGGAACGTGGGGTATTGTTGGCGGAAGATTAAACCCGGGAGAAGATGCCAACCAAGGACTACGTAGAGAAATAGCAGAAGAAGTATCACTCACATTGCTCGAGTATTCTATTATTATTCCATTGACTGTTTACAACTCAGATGATAAACTATTTTCTTATCAAACATTTGTTGTAGTAGTGAACGATGAGTTTATACCAAAGCTAAACGACGAGCACAGCGGATATGCATGGACGAAAATAGAAGGATTTCCTAGACCACTACATCCCGGCGTTTGGAAAACAGTTAATTTTGATGAAGTCACAGAAAAACTAAGGACAATTGAAGGCCTGTTCGGTCAGCAACGTCCTTAGTCCTTCCCATCCCGGTGAGGAAGTCTTAAATTATATTACTACGCATATTAGGCGAGATACAAGCAACGAAACTCAAACTGTGATACAATGCATAAAATGACGCCATCTGAACGTGAATATGCGTTTATGATTAGTGTGGTTTGATACTATAGTTATCTCAGTTGAAAGAGGTGCGTGTTTTTAGGCACGCAACGCCTCACTTCTTTGTTTCTTTTTTAAGTTCGTCTAAGCGAGACTGATAATCTAAAAGTTTTTGATACATTTCTCTGGCGGCTTCACGACTAGTTACCTTCTTTGTCTGTTTTGGTTCTGTCTTAATCACCTCTGTACTGCGAGCTTCGTAATCGGGAACCTTTAGTTTGTCGGATTTAATTACCTCAGCTGACTGTTTCATATCGGCAGTTTTAGGCAGTGGCTTAGGAAGAGCTGGGTTAACTACTTCTATCTTTTCGTTAGAGTCGTCTTCTTTCTCTTCATCTCGCAAAAAATACTTATCCTTAGGCTTAGGCTTCTTGGCGTTGGCAGGATTAGTGATAGATGCTTTAGCAATATCGATCCACGATTTTTCTGGCTTAGTTCCAGCGGCAGTATTTGGCGCCCCTGGAATATCGTCTGAAGTCCGTTCTGACTCCACTAAACCCGACTTAGCTCGTGATTTTTTCTTTTTAATCTCAAAATCTTTAACTAAACGAAACGATTCAGTTAGTGCATATCCTTTTGGTGCTTTTAACATTACATCAGGGTGACCACTGTTTTTTGCTGTTCCGATTTTTAAACTACCAACAGCTAAGTTATGCTTTTCGACTAAATCCTGTAATGTTGCTTTAGACAATGCAACATCACCAACGATTTCACCACGATGCTTCATTGTATCCCACTCTAACATTACTTCTAACTTAGAACCAGCTTTAATTGCAATACCATCTGATCTTTCTAATATAAAGATATCGCCGGATTTCTTTACAATAAATCCGTTTTCTGATTTTTTAAGGACACCGCTTTTTCGAATGTTTTCTAGCGCGTCATCGGTGTCAATACCTTCTACTAACTGGGTAAACTTCTCGCTAAGGTCTTTCTTCGTCTTTTTGGGTGTTTTTGATTCAGTTATTGACGATTTTGATGCATTTGACTCCCTAATTTCGTCATTGATATCATATTCGTCCGAAAGTTCAACACGGCTGCGAAAACCGGTAAATTCGGGCTCTGGAACGAATTCAATGTTTTCGCTAAATGGAGTAAACACTTTACCATCAACAACAATTTCCATCTTCGCACCATACACGCCAGGAGCAAGCTTACCTTCCATTTTTGGGACGATAACTTTTAGCGTATTTTCGTTAATTTGCTGACACTTACAACTATAATCAAAATCTTTGCCTTCAATAATAAAACGAATACTATCGGCCGAATTTCTAATACCGCCAATACTAACTTCAAATTCTAGATCTTTTTGTTCTGTTAGTTCAATTGTTGTTAGTACCATCTTATTTTCCTTTCGCCTTACTATCTTTGCTGCTACTGACCTTCTTTAATGTAACTTTGGCTTCCGAAACAATCTTCTGGCGAACAGACGGCTTAAACATAACAGAAACCTTCTCATTTGCATAAGGCATTTCGAAAGTTGGGAGCCTAGTTTCTTGTTCCCATTCGCTATCTTTATATTTAACTCTTAGCCAAACAATACGCTCTGGAACTGGAGTATAATAGTTTGGTGCAGGAATAACCGTACCGCCGCTTATCTCTTTGGCGCAATCATTCGAAGTTTCCAAGACGAAGAAACTATCAGACCCCTCAAGGTAGAGGTAGGAGTCGTTCTCTTGTAATAATGGCGAGCAAATAGACATATTAATATTTACCGAATCGGTCGTAAAGCCGCACATAGGCTTTGCTCGGCATGTTTTTAGATACAAGGCGGTTCGCCAATTACCTAGCCAGCGGAATTTCGTGTGCTTGAATTGGATTATTTAGGATTTGATTGGCTCTACCTTGACCAATAATGCCAAACTGCTCTAACATTCGAACACCCTGTATAGTATCTGCCCTGTCTAATTCAATGGCTGTGGCAGCGGCAGAATCAGCCCCCATAACCCGCAACATTGCTGACATTTGACGCCGTTCGGTTGGTGCTGTTGGATCATCAATCGAAGCCAAATCAATCGCAACCTTTTCTACTATAGAAAAACGATTACGAAATGCCAACACAGTGATTCGTCTAGAAGTGTGTCGCGGGTTGGCTTGAATCCACGCATCTAGTGCTTCTTTTGATGGCAACGGTGCACCAGCACTCCACACAAGATTGTTGTAATCAAAAGGATCGCCAAATGCGTGACACTGAACACCTGGGAAACCCACTGCGATTGCTTCTACATAGTTATAATGTTCCATTTTTTGCTTTCAATTCTCAAATATATTCCACAATTGACCAAACCGTTCTTACAGACCCACCAAAGCCCATCGTCGAGACCTGTCCGCTCGTGACGAACCAAGTTCCGGCCCCGCCACCGATTCCTGCACGAACCGACAATGTTACTGGGCTAGTGGTGTTTGGGCTATAGACGTAGTCAAGCGAGATAGTGTCTGGTTGACTTGCATTCAGCCAAACCGCAGCAGCATTAAGAAATGTTGCTCCGGCAAACAAGGTTAATATGTATGCCCGGCTGCTCGTTGCAACTGCACCCATCGAGGTAATACTAAATTTTAACTTCGACGCAGTTGATTTTGGTGTAAGTGTGAAAGATAAAATCTCAGTACCTTGCGTGTTAGTTGGTGTTGCATTGGTTACAATTGTAGTATTTCCAGTTACGAATCCAATTGTTCCAGAATAGAAGCTAGCAACTAGCGGAAATCGATTAACCCACTCAGTACCATTGTGAACTAATGTATGGCCGTTTAACGGGCTTGTAATTGTTACATCATTAAAGTCAGTAATGTTATTATTACTAACGACCCATTCCCAGTTTGCAATATTGTTAAGAATGCTTACCGACGAAGTGTGCGAAGAAATACACCGATGAATTCGTTTGGTTGCTGGATCATATACCACATCCCCAACAATGTAGTTTATCCCCGCTGCCCAATTGTGAATTGACCCCAGTTGTAGATTACGATTCGGCACCGTAAGTGTTCTAGTAGTAGAAGGCGAAATAGCCGATACTTCGAGCGCCATTTGTTTGGTGGCATCAGCATTATCATGGACTCTAAACAGGCTATCAGATACTGTCGACAGAGACCCGCCTGTTGACCAAACCAAATTACCTGCACCGTCGGTAGCAGGAACTTGGCCAGCAATACCGTCTGTAGCAGGCAAAGTCCATGTTACATTGCTAGTTGCGGCCGGGTTCGATCTGAGCGCCTGGTAAAAATTAGAGGCATTAACAAATCGTGCTTCTGGCGATCTTACTGTGCCGTTCGGATCAATTACGTCTGTGTAATTAACACCAACGCTTACGCCGTTTTTGGCGTTGAATCTTTTGTTAGTTGTTGTCATTGGTTCTCATGTCCCCAAGTGTGATACGTTATTTATCAGATAACTGGCGCGGAGTTTAATCATTCGTAATTTCGTTAAAAAACAGGGTATATCTCTATACCCTGTTTGTTCACACCTTTAAATTACTGTAGTAGCAATTATGCGTCTAATGTTGCAGCAAGAACTTTAACAGTAAACGCACTAGTTGCACCGGCTTGTGTAGCTTGAAGCTCAATGTTTGCACCATTTAAGACAACGCTAAAGTTTAGCGTGCCGTTGATAGTACCAAGGTCGAGACTAGCATACTCGGTTACTGCAACGTCTGTGCCGTTATAAATTGCAAACACTTTCATTGAACGGAAGTAGCCGCTGGCTTGTCTAGCTTGAACAGTAAACTCGTATGTTGTAAAGTTAGCAGCAACCGCAGTTGCAACAACAGCATTAGTTGCATTTACTGCGAGGGCCGTATTGAACGACCTAAGTACTGCGTGGCCTAAGTCGACCGTGTTAGTGGTTACGCTATTTGCGTGCAGTGCACCTGCGACGCCAACTCCACCAGCGACAACCAATGCACCAGTTGTAGCATTAGTAGAAGCAGTAGTGGCAGAAACTGTAACGGTACCAGTTGTATTGGCAGCGTTTGGCCTGAGCTCTAACGCACCTGCATCACCGCGGACAGAAGCAATAACTGGTGTTAGCAAGGTTGGGGTGTTGTTGAACACTAATACGCCCGTGCCAGTTTCATCTGAAATAACGCTAGCTAGTTCAGCCGATGTAGTTGCAGCAAACGCAGACAGATTGTTACCTAATAATGCAATTGTACCGTTTGCGTTTTGAACTGTTAGCGTGCGGGTAGTTGCAGTTGAGACGCCAGCAACCTGGAACTTAACAATCTTAGTAGGATCAAGGTCATCAGTGAGCAAGAAGGCTTCGTCTGTAACTGTGCCGTAGTTTGTCCAGGTTGGAGCGCCAGTACCACCCGACAGTAAAACTTGACCAGTGGTACCAGCAGCAAGAAATGCTGTGGTGTTAGGTGCGGTTTGATAAGCAATAGAACCAGCAGCACCACCAGCTAGGTTAGTAGCACGGAGTGCAGTTCCGTTTAGGTTAGCGGCAATGGTTCCTGGTGCACCAGAAAACACCTCAGCAACACCCGTAGCATCTGGAATAAATGTAAATTCACCAGTTGAATCTTTGAATCCAAAGAAGCCAGCTTTAGAGCTAACACCATCGTTATACCTAAACGTGACACCACGATCTTTGTTGTCGTCTAGTGTGTCATCACCAAGGGCGAACACTGGATCTTTAATAGTAACAACAGTCGAGTTAACAGTGGTTGTGGTTCCGTGAACAGTTAAATCGCCAGAAATAATTGTGTTGCCAGTAATATTGATGTCGCCACCAACGCCAACTCCACCAGCGACAACCAATGCACCAGTTGTAGCATTAGTAGAAGCAGTAGTGGCAGAAACTGTAACGGTACCAGTTGTATTGGCAGCGTTTGGCCTGAGCTCTAACGCACCTGCATCACCGCGGACAGAAGCAATAACTGGTGTTAGCAAGGTTGGGGTGTTGTTGAACACTAGCGAGCCAGATCCAGTTTCGTCCGAAATAACACCAGCCAATTGTGCTGATGTTGTAGTAGCGAACTGACCGAGATTATTTTCTAACAGAGCTAAGGTTCCGTTTGCATCCTGGAACGTGAATGTACGGGTTGTACCTGTTGTGATACCAGACGATTCAAACTTAGCAACCTTGGTGTTATTAACGTTATCAACAATAGCAAATGTTAGGTCGTCATAAGAACCCATACTTCGCCATGTTGGTGCGCCGGCGCCGCCCGAAACTAAAGCTTGGCCAGCTATACCTGCACCAATTGCAGCAATTTCAGTTGTCGATGTTGCATAAACAACGCCGCCAGCAGCAGCAATTGTCCCAATGCTAATGCCATCAACTGTATCGGCGTTTAAGTTGTTAACTTTAGTGGTCGAAGAAACAACTAGCGGGGCAGTGCCGGTGGCAACAGTTGAAGTTAATTGGCCAGTAACCGACAATGAGCTACCGGCAGCGGCACCAATGTTTGGTGTTACTAGGGTTGGCGAATTAGCAAATACTAGCGAGCCGGTGCCAGTTTCGTCTGAAATAACGCTAGCTAGTTCAGCTGATGTAGTTGCAGCAAACGCAGACAACCTGTTGCCCAACAATGCAATAGTGCCACTTGCATCTTGAACTGTTAACGTGCGGGTGTTGCCTGCTGTAATGTTGGCTGTTTCAAACTGTAGTGCTTTAGTTGTGTTGCCGTTGTCAACAATAGCAAATGTTGCATCGGTAACATTAAATGTGCCACCGATTGTGACTGAACCACCGACATTTAAGTTACCGCCAATGCCAACGCCACCAGTAACAATTACTGCACCAGTTGTCGTATTAGTTGATTGGGCGTTTGAGCTAAATGAGCCAGTTACACTTGTGATATTACCATTTTCGTCAATAACATTAACTGGTGCTTCGCCGACGCTTAAACCAGTTTTTGCATTGAACCTTTTTACGATTGTTGCCATGAATTACTCCTTATGAATGTTATTTGCTATTTACCGAAAACACAGCATTAAACTGTTCGGATTGTTGCTGTTACATCTAATGTATCTGCTCCCGTTGCTCCCGTTAACGACGCAGCTAATACAATATTGCCTGCGTTAACTACCAAACTGCATGTTACCGTTCCGGCCGATGTCCCGCTTTCTAATGTTGCATAAGCTGTGCTGTGAATATTTGTGCCGTCGAACATTCCAAACAGTTTTACCGATCTAACAAACCCGGTACTATTTTGTTTGATATAAACAACATACTCTACTGTTTTATAATCTACAGTTGCAATTGGCAATTGATGGTTAGCAACATTATTCTGAACCTGGTATGTGACATTACCAAACGTCGCTGTTCCGACTCGAATGTTCGGAACAGACAAGGTATTAGTAATAATATTGTATGTTAGATTTGGGTTAGACGACACAGTGTTAGTGTGGCTAAACATTATCTCACCATTAGCAAACGAGACTGTTGGGGATATGTTCCTTTCAACAATAGTTGATGCGGCACCAAATGGTGCCCACGATAACTGTCCCGCACCGTTGGTTGTTAGGACGTTGCCAGAAAGACCGTCGGCTGCTGGAACCGTCCATTCGACGTTTGCAATTGCAGCAGCGTTAGATTTAAATGTTTGTGTAAAGTTGTTTGACTTGAGGGAGAGGTTGCCCGCTGTTATAGAACCAGTCCCGTTGTGGCCGATGCGAAAATCATTAGCCGTTGTACCGCGTGCATTCATCATAACTGCCATGTCGTCTATCTCCTTAATCGAGTCTGAGAGTCTAGTGACCCGCAGTTAGCTCAGGCATAAGCTATTGTTTTTATTTACCGGACCAAGTGATCCGAAGCCAGACCACAGCGATATATTTAGAATTATTTTCTTACGGAAGAAGTTAAACAACAAAACATTTCGTTTTCTAAAGAAAACGGCCCAGGTTTAACAATAACGAATGGGCGACTATGTTACTCAAGATAATAGATTTTCTTCTACACAGGCTGTAGCACGGCGCACGAAATGGTGTAGTTCGTATGGTTTAATAATCCCGATGTCAACTTAACATAGCAGCGTGACATCTTAGCCAGCAGAGAAGACCATGTGTTCTAAGTAGCAGAACAAATTAAGCCAAACTATAGAATACTTCGATTTCGGCTTGTCCGACTGTGCTGCCACTGGAATCGAATGTAGCAACTAGCTGTGTATCTACACTGAACCCAACATAGTTATTAATAACGTATGTCATAACGTTACCGAGATGCGTGTCTTCAATTGCCGCCAGTGAGTTTGGGACTGCAATGTCGCCAATTGCAAGAGATGCATTTGTTCCGTTAAATGCGGTTGTTACGTCAACGACAACACGATTTACGCGGGCGCCGGCTGGAACGCTCGTTCCAATGTTGAGCGTTAAGCCGCTGGCAACAGTTACGGTAGACCGAGCCGATTTTACATAACCGACCTCGGGTGTGACTGCGACAGGACCAACATCGATCCACGATGCCCCTTGGGTGTCCCATAAGTATAGGTGGTCGCCTGAAAAAGATACAGTGCCGCCGGTTAGTGGAGTCCCCACTACAACTGTCATTCCCTCTACATGGGGGATAAACTCCCACATACCGTTTTTACGCAAGTATAATTCGTTAGCTAAAAACGACCCGCCTGATGTAGTAACAATATAAATTACGCCGTCTGCTGGTGCAGAAGGAGCAGTGCCGTTAATTTGCCCGACAACTGTGATCTGGGCGCCGCTTGTGCGTAGGTAGCGTAGTGTAACGAAGTCATCGTCTGTTACTGGATCAGCACCCCGAACAGAAGCGTAGTTGTTGTTAGTATTGTTGCGGACTTCTAATGCCGACGCTACACTGCGAATCTTGTGGCCGCCAAGCCCGATAGTGAGCGGCGTTCCTACACCTTGTAAATTGTAGATATATTGGACTGCCATTGTTTAAGGCTCTAGCGTCAATACAACAAACACCTGACCGGCTGTAGCACCGGCACCAGGAGTTACTGTTGTGATTACATCTGTGTTTACTAAGAACTTGTCAAATGTTCTGATAGAGTGAATACTTGGTGCCATTAGGTCTTGGCCAGCAACAGTGATAAACATCCCAGGCGTAGATGCTGTTCCGACTCGAACCTGGCCGCTCGCAACGTCCCATCCTTCTTCAATGTACACGTCAACACCGAGGACTCGCTTACCAGCAGCAACATTGGCTAGTAATCCCCCGCCCGAGTTATAAGCAAACTCGTTGCGCGGACTTAATAACACTGAGCTTGATGGTGCGGCGGATCCACCAAAGTATGGAAGGGAGTTCCATGCAGTTACACCGTTGCCAAACTTTAGGTAGCCAGTGTCCTTTTCGTACCCCATTTCGCCATCGGCTAAAACTGTATTAGCTGTGGTCCACTGTGCGGCTGTACCGCGTCTAATTTGAATTTTAATAGCCATTAAGGTCCGCCTGCGTCTATAAGTTGTGATACATTAGTATATACAGTGTCTGGTGCTCCGCCGTCGATCTGTTGAACCCCAACTAAATCTGCAACTAACATTTTTACGTTATTGATACCTTGGACAACAGGAACTATCTCCGTTCCGGTTAATGGCGCGTTCCACGGCAATTGGGAGATTTTTACACCAGCCATTATTTATTTTCCTTAGTGTTCATTTTTGTATTTATCACCGAGTGTAAAACTACTGGATCTTTGGTCCAGTGGCCAACTAAATCAAAATAACTAAATCGCAGCGATATATTTGGAATTATTTTTGCAGAGGAAGTTAAACAACAAAATGTTTCGTCTTAAAGAAAACATCTCAGATTCAACAACGAACGGGCCGTGTTACCAAAGATGGTGGATTTTTATGTACAAAGCTGAACTATACAGTAAGAAATCGGTTGTAATCGACTGTTATTATCCGTTGTCATGGCTTTGCTTGCAATGTGACGCAGTGCATAAAGTGGCGTTATCTGTGCGTGCGAATATACGTTTGTGATACGTGTGGTGTCGACTTAATAGATCAACTATGGCATCTTATCTGATTTGATATTGAGGGGGAGGTTTGCGTGTTCATTAGATATACGGTAATTCACCGATGCGGTTGGTTCAATTGCAGTTAATCGATCGTGTATTTTTGCATGAGAGTATAGCCCAACCAATCCAATTAAAACAATAACAACAGACATTACAATAGTAGCCAACTGATACCTTTTTTGAGAACGGGCGTGTGCCCTACGATCAGATAAAGAGTTTGACGCCATCTTTTTTCTACTCAACACATTGCATCGACTAATTGTTCGTTCTATATCATTTAACAATTTAGTAGCTTGCGATATATCTTCTTTCATTTCAGTCGACACATTATCAGTAACAATAGAAGAAGAAATATGCGAATCCTGAAGATCAGAAGCAAAGGTAAGTCTTTGCTTTTGATCTATTAAGAGCCCTTTATTACTTTTCACCTGAGTTGCCCTCTTTGTCTTCTAAAATAGACTCGAGGTGTTCTAATTTAGACAATAAACGAACATTCTCAATTGCAAACTTGTGAATTTCTTCCCTGGCTTTATCTAGTGATTCGCCCAGTTTAGAAACTACTGCCTTTAACTCAAGCACCTGGCCACTTAAAATATCAACCTCAGTGCTAAGTTTGCCAACGCGCTGAACAGCATCGTTGCGCTCAGATTCGACTTGCTCTAAGCGATTTTTTAGTCTTTCGTTTTCTGATATTAGAGATACCTCACGGGCCTGTAACTTTTCGATCAGATCCTCTTCGGCCCTGTCTTTTGTTTGGTCCACTTTCTCTTGAGACATCTTCCGAACAGTGTGGAACATGAACGCCGTAATGATGCCAATCGCTGTCAATATGCCAGTGACATATTCTGCTCCAGGAAAAACTCCAATGGTTTCAGTCATTTTTAATTACCAATATTAACAGGTTCGTACTTTTCTCGTTGCAGTGGATATGTCGCTAAAATCCACCAGCTTAACATAGCAGTTGTAATTTCTGCGCTAATTGCTGCGGGAGCTGGGTAAACAGACAACAATATTGCTACACAGCTCCCCGTCCATAATACGCAGCTAAAAGCAGCATCAAAAAACAGTGCTGCGCGATTTCGTAGATCGTAAAACAGTGTTACTAGTCCAAACAACCCGACAAACCCAAACATAACCGCCCATGTCGTTTTTGATGCAAAGTGAAACATTAAAGTGTATGTTTGGCTCTCGAAAGTGCTGCTCGGCCAGAACAACAATAGACTCCACAATAGCGACGATAATGCAATGTAGAGGCGTGCTGGCCAGAGGTCTGCATTGATTAGCTTGTACCAAAACAACAGAAATCTGTTTTTCATTTCGGCAATTACTAACGAGCAAGGGCGACTGTTTAGACAAGAGCGCATGAACGCAGGCTTTTACGAGTTATTAACTTCAGCTAGTCCGTCGGTGTTAGAGGAAGCAAATGTCCACTTGCGACGTTGACCTGCAAAATCAGCGAATGTGCGATTTGACAGCTTACGAGCACGAACAACACTGGCATTATCTAATGTAAACGACACTGTCATAGTGTTGTCGGTGAGTGCGCCGTTAGCTAAGTCAGACAAGGTACAGATTCCGACATTAGTGCCATCTGTAACTAGATAGCGACGAGCCGATTTTTGTTTGATAATGAAACCGTTGGCTTCAGCATTTGAGCCGATTTTAACGCGAACAACGATTTGTTGACCAGCTTCTGCTGTATTGCCAATGAACGATTTTTTAATTGGACGACCCATTTTGTTTCTCCTTTATAGTGGTGTTCTAGACCTACGCAGTTGGGTGAAAAACTGCATAAGTTCGTTAAACGACGAACACTATTATTTACCTTTGGTGCGTCCATTTTTTCTTACCAGCATCCCAAACCCTGTCGTAACCCATCGATTGCATTATTTCCCAGGTTGCATTGGGAAAGCACGTTTTACTTTTGAGGGTTCTGTAGTCATTAGTAAGAAAATAATCAACATCAATTTCACCGACAAAAACAAATCCACTATCTATGAGTAACTTTTCTTCATTCAACATGTTGTTTGAATGTGCTTCAATTGTTTTTACGTTAGGGTGCTTTTCTAAAATGTAAGAAACAATAGATCGAAAGACGCCGTTATACCTATTATTAATTTTGCTGCAAAAGTGATCTATGACAATTAATTTTTCCTTAACTGAATACAAGACCACACTGCACAATTCGTTGTTATAAAATGCACCGACAGAAAAACTATCAGCGCAAACATGTACACTTTGAGCTGTGTAATTTGAGTTCAAAAAACTTAAGCCAAGAGAACAATCAATTTCTTTGATTGAGCAATTTTTGTCGCTGATAACAGGCAACTGGTAGTTAATTGCTTCTAGAATTAAATGTTTTACAATTGGTAACTTTGACCAAAAATCAGAACTGAAAAATTGTAACAAGGTGACGCCTGCTGGTAATGATTTTTCGTATTTAGAATAATGGTAGTTGCGATCCTTTTTGCCTAAAATTTCCGAATGTATTTCTAAACCATGTAGCTCAATGCCAACATTATTTTCTTTAAGTAAAATATCAATTTCTAACCTATTTCCCAGGACAGTTCTATCTCGTCGTTTGAATTGTATGTTTAGGCCCGAAAGAAATTCAACTAGAACTTCTTCCATGGCCGAAGGCGGATCAAACTTCATCTGATCAACGACCCCATACTTTCGTGCGTAGCCCAAAATAATACTAGATGTTTTTGTTCCAATTTCTTTTGCTACATCAACAGAAGTTCTTCCGATAACCGTTTCACAAAACAACTCTCTATCTTGAAGAAAATTGTAAACCGAATCTGACATATTCAACTGTGCTGCATTTGTTCTGCCATATCGTTCAGATAACGTTGCTTTAACTTGCTCTCCCCATGCATCAGTAGATGAGTAATGTTCTACATCGTACTTTGCTAGCATTGTTTGTTTAGCTTTTTTCTTCACCTCATCTGTTTCGAACGGGTTCTTTCCGTCATATATCTCAGATAGTTTTTCTCTAGCATGCGTCATGAAAGAACCGTATCGTTGCAATGTGGTCTTTGCTACTTTACTTTGAATTTCGGCAGATTGAAATGGCGTATCCACACCATATCGTTTTTGGCAGGTTTCTTTCATCTTTTGTCGGACCTCTGGGTTTTTTACGCCCCACTCATATCCAGTTCGAAATAAGTTACCTTCCTTTAACTTTTCCACTACTTGCGACGACTGCATTGGGTTTTCAACTCCGTATCGTTCGACACAAGTTTGTTTGATTTTGTCAAAAACCGCCCTCTTTTCTTCTTCTGATTTCTGTTCGTGCAATCTAGAAATAATAGCAGAATGTTCTTCTTTGTTGCATCGACATGATGTTTTGTCTCCACAAAATTTCCTATATCCTAATTCGTATGAGTTGAATAGTGGAGTCTTTCCACATTTGTTCGCATGTGGTTGCCCTTTTAAGACAATATACACCATTTCAGCAATACTGTTTGGTTGATACTGTTTTGTTGCACTAATTAAAAGGGTAATTAAGTATTTTCTATCAGCAACAACAGTTCCAAAGTTTTTAGACTTAACCCCATCTAATAGTTTTTCTAAAATAGACCGCAGCGATCCGTCGGTTCCATGTGAATCCACTAACTGTCGATACATCTGATAAGCCGATTCTACTTGGCTTTCTAATGCAACTGATAACCTATTATTTTCACTGACTGCACACGGGTCTGAATTTGCTAGCTTTGTGTTTTTAATTTCGCGAAGGTAAATTCGTAATTTTCTTTCCCTTAATTGATAAAGCCGTAGTTCATCAAAATCGGGGTTTGGTTTGTTGCTTAAAATATCGTCTAAGCTTTCTCTTAATCGAATTGGTTTGTTCATATTTTTAGTCGGAGTAGTTTATGTCCGCAGTCCCAGATTCTTTGGAAATTTTCGCTTTCTAAAATAGAATTATTCGAGAGCAAAACATTGCCGTCGGTCCATGCATAATCGGGTTCTAATTGTTTTTCTAGAACAAATCCTGCTTTTTCTAAATCGACTCCGATTCCGTATCTTCGATCAACCGTAGCATACACCGACGCATTGTGATTTTGTCTAAAGTAATCAATAATTGTAGATAGCCCTTTAGTAACAACAACATTCAATTTACTACAAATTCGAACCAATTCCCAGTCGTCATGTTGTATTTGCTTAAACAACCCAACCATTGCGAGTTCGTTGTTATGTTCTAGGCCGATTGTTAAGTCTGCATAAGTGAACCCTTGAATGTGATTCTTTTCTAAGAATTCTCTCGATTTGCTGTCACTTAACTTCACAACTAAACATTCGCTAGCTAATATTTGCTGAGATAACCCCAATTTGCCTGCAATGATGGATTTAACTATTTCTTCTTTTTGATTCCACTCAACATCGTAAAAATGCAAAAGTTCAACTCCATTGTTCTCTGCATTAATTGTTTTGTTTAAATGATAATCTTTCGGTTTGTATTTTTCAGAGTGCCAATGCAATCCGTTAATTTCAATGCCTAAATTAAAGTTTTTCACATAGCAATCAATTTCGTAAGGTGGTATCATTGAATAACAACCCATTTCGTGTTCAATGTTCAGACTACTAAGCCAGTTGCTCAATCGAACTTCAACTATTGAATAGTTTGATCGCTTTTTAATCTTAAATCCGTACAGTTTACAGTAATCAATGACCGTTCCGTAATAGCAGTCTAATTCTGCTGCTATATCAACTGCTGTCCTGTTGTTTAGGTTGTATTCTACGTCTAGCCAGGCTTTGTCTTTTAACTTTGAATGAATTTCAGGTAATAATTTACTTTTCTCCCAAATGTGATGAATGTCGGGCCGTTGCGAATTAAACGCAACACCGTATTTTTCAATCATCGTTTGTTTTCTTTTTTCGTTTGTGTGGGATTGGTCGTTTAATTGCCTAGATGCAATCATCTTTTTTGTTCGTAATATGTCTTTGTCTGCACATGATTTTGAACAAAAATTATGCAAAGCCCTATTTGTTACTTTTGCTGGTTTGTTGCAGTAACAAAGCGGAATTGAATCAAAATGGCCAGCATCTAAAATACGGACTCTTTGAATGTATGAATACTCAGATAAATGCGATGTTTTTCGAATAAATTCTTCCCATAAGGAAAGTTGATTAATTTTAGAAAAATGTTTCTCGGATAGAAAATAAGAACAAATTTTACCAGAGCTATTATTAATTAGTCGACGAAAGGTTTGGTACCAATTAGGCATGACGTTAATTTTTAATGTTCAATTGAAGTAATTTATGCCCGCAGTCCCAGATACAATCGAATTCTGTTTTCTCACAGATTTTGTTTGGATCATTTTTATATTTTTTGATTATCTTTTTTGCTTCTTTTTGCGGAACTCTAGCTTCATAATCAATTACTAACCACAGCACTGGGTCAATATCAGATATACAAGAAAAACCTAAATCTAAATAATCGTTTGGATTTTCCCATCTAAGGTCTATACAAAAATTAATAAACTCAGGATTTAAGGTAGTTTTAATATGCTCAATGAATTTAGGAAAAATGAATTTTCGACTAATACCAGAAGTAGAAAAGTCTACAATATCAACTGTATCCTTATTTAATGTTAACGATACGGTTGCTACTAATTGGTTATTCAGCCAAGCCCCGTATACAACTTTTTCGTCGGGTATATCTAAAGACAACGAGTACTCATCTAAAAACGAATTAATAGTATTTTCGTCTGTTAATTTCTCTATTTTTAAAGTTTCTTCGGGCAACGGAATTATAGGACTTACAATGTCTTTAATTCTTGCAATAACTGCATTATTTTTTCTGTTATTTTCATCAGAAAAAATAGTAATTAAGTGAAACCCTTTATCATTTGCTCGTTTTGTTTTTGTTTGGTGATACTCTGCTTTTTTACCTAAACTATAATACGAATGCCAATATAGACCGCAATATTCTATTGCTACTTTTAGATCAGACAAAACAATGTCTAGTTCGTATGGTAAAATAATTCGCTTGTCAGACTGATGATATTTGGCTTCAGGAGAAAAGTGTTCAATAAGATTAACTATTGATATTTCTTCGTTGCTACAATAAGATGGTATCTTTTTAGGGGAGCAAGAAGGACACTTGATATTTGGAATATGATAAATTTTTTGTTCAAATTCGTAACCACAGTTATCGCACTTGAGTAGATATACAAATGCGTCTTTCATTTTAATGCCTTGGTATTCCTCAAATGGAGTTAAGAGCGTAAAGTTTGCATTTTCTTTTAAATTCTTCTTAACAAGGTTATATCCGATTTGTAGCCATTCTTTATCTTCGGTCATCTTCTTGTTTCGTTCGCGAGTATACTGTTTGACTTTTGGTAGTTGAAGTGGGTTTTTAACACCGTATCTTTCTAAATTGGTTTTTGTTATTTCTTGTCTAATTTCTGGCAATTTCAACGAACTGCTAACCCCGTATCTCTCAAGGCAGGTTTGTTGCGATTTAGCTGTTACGTTTGCAACTTTTTCTTTATCGGCATAAAATTCTTGATGCTTAGCCTTTGCTTTATTTGTTTGTCCAACATTAGCCACACCGTATTTCTTTAGGTTCGTTTCTTCTCGTTTTTTCCTTATTTCTTCTACCTGTTCTTGTGTTTTATTTGTGTGAAAGGTTTTAGAAGCTATACTTTTAGCTTCTGCTGCACATTGTAGACACCCCCTTGTCCACCCGGTATAGATGTCTACAAATTTAAGTCGGTTTCCGTGTTTACAAGTGTTAGTTTTGTCTAGATGAATTGAACTATAAATCTTTTCAACAAAACTGTCTATAGTTAATGATGAATTAAAGTTATTTAACACCCACTCTTTTAGTGTGGGGTTACTCTGGATCATTTTAGAAAAGTGTTTTGGCTTTTCTTTGATTAATTGCTCAATTTTTTCTTTCATTTATCCGAATGTTATCTAGATATTCAATGCTACATTATTGCATTATATCAGTTAATTTAATTTTTGTCGGTTGAAATGACAATCAGAAACGAAAACAGGACCCGAAGGTCCCGTTTTCTTGATACTATAACTTCTATATTGATTACAGGAAGCTAAGATTGGAAATGCCAATTTCGCCCAAGTAGTCACCCGAATTGCCAAAGCTGGAAGCAGTGTTAGTAAGTTCAGTGTAACCATACCTGGTCATGAAGCCAACGACTGGCTCTAGTGTGCTTGGATCTAACACGACACCGGAGCTCATCAAAGGAATATATGGGCAGTAGAACGCAGGGGCATCGCTCTCGCTCTGACCTTTGTATCCAACTAGAACTGGAGTAGCATCGCTAGCATAGCTGTCAACATAAATCCGCATAGCATTGTTGAGTGTGCCAACAAACTTGGTGTTAGTTGGGGCTTCAAATGTGCCTTCTGTTGAGCGAGCAAATGCCGAGGTTGTCGCAGACTGTAGGATAGTAAGTGCGGTTGGTGAAACAACGGCCCAGTTACCAGCACCACGACGTGTACGCTGCGCGATCTTGTTAGCAACACGGTTGATTAGAACAGCTAGAGCGGCGTGTTCGTCACCAACGAATGTAGCTGTGCCAGAAACAGCAGCCTGATCGTAGTTCTCTTCAGTTGCAGCTAGTGCGCGGAGTGAACCAAGGATCTCTTGATCGATTTCAACAGTAATCTCTTGGGCTAGTGCAGCCATGATTTCTGCTTCGATGTCGATACCGTGCATGGCTTGTGCATCTTGCGCGGCTTCGAATGTCCAGCGAGCAGATAGCTTGCGTGCCTTAGCTTCGACTGTTTGCTTTAAGAGTTGCACGTTGAGGCGACGACCAGGAGTGCCTTCTAGTGTTGCAGTAGCTTCGCCGCGGCCAGTTGTAGCTGAACCAGAGTAAGCTGTTGCAATTTTGAATGGGCTTAGGGCCTCATCACCGGCCGTTGTTGATGTTGCGTATGGCGATGAATCAACCATATCGTCAGCATAACGAACACGGAGGGTGTGGATTTGAGCGATTGGACCAGTCATTGGCTGAACACCAACGATTTCGTTTGCAATGACGCTTGGCATCACACGACGAATCACCGGAAGAATAACGCGGTTTAGTGTTGCGATGTTGCCTGAAGCCGTTGCACCAGAAGAAGCTGATTCAACGAGGGTCTTGCGTGTGTTTTCTAAAATAGTGCTTAATGCATTACGACGTGAGCCCTGAAGTCCTTCTAGAAGGGCTTCTTTGGTTTCAGCCCAACGGCTCTCAAGTAGTTTGGTTGACATAGTTTATTTCCTCTTTCTAAAATAACCAATTATTTAAGCCCTGCTAAACGCTTGAGCTCAACGACATTAGTGTCGGTGTCATCTGCGGCTGTACCAGAATGGACTTTCGCAGGTTTATCGCCAGTGATTTCAACACGAGATTCAACTAAAGCCTGTTTGTTGCTGGCCTTAGGTGTTCCGTTGTTTAAAACAGCTGGTAGATACTTTTCATATGCAGAACGAAGGTTAGCCGTCTGCACACTTTCGAGAAGCTCAGTCATTACAACTGCTTTCTCTTTTGCTAGTGGTTTGAGTAAGTCAGACATTAGTTCGCGACGGTGTGCATTTTCTTTGATAATGCGAACTTCGCGTTCTTTTGCTGTTACTTCACGCTTAATCGATTCGGCTAATTTCTTAGTTTCTTCAATCTGGCGGTTCTTAACGTTGACGATCGAGCGTAACTTCTTGATCTCTTGGTTTTCGTTAAGGTGTGACAATGAAAACTCGCCTGCAAACGCTTCAAAGATGCGACGACCAAACATGTTTTCGCGTGCTTGGGTAATGTCTTCTTTGAGTTGCTTGATCTCAGCCTGTAAACGCTTTGATACTGCTTCTTGGACTAGCTTTGAAGAACGGACAATAAAACGTTTTTGCATTTCTGCTATACGCTTCTTGCCTTCTGTAATTAGACGAACTTTAGCCTCAACTAGTGCCTTGCGATCAGTTTTAAACTCTTTGATCTCTTCGGCGACGTTGCGACGGACAAATTCTTCCATACGCAGAGTTGCGTTCTGCTGCTGTTTACGCTGAGTGCGAAGCTCGGTGATCTCTTCTGTCAATTTCTTGACTAGGAAATCGTTGAACTTTCCGCTGGCTTCTACAGTAAATTTCTTAAAATCGGCACGCTCTTGGGTAAGTTTGCGCTTCTCTTCTGCGAATTCAGCGATTTCAGCTTCCAAGGATTCAGTGACCAGTTTGTTTAGTGCTTCAACCATTGCAGCTTTATCGTGGGCATAGCGTTGAGCAAACTCATCGCGCATTTCTGCGCGGACTTGCTCTTTTGCTTCAGCTAGCTGTTTTTCCCATGCTTCTGAGATAGCTTGCTGAGTGTCTTCGCTAATGATGCCACCATCGATTAATGGTTTAATGACATTAAGCATTAGGTTCTTCTCCTATTGTAACTTCAGCTCTTGAATGAGCCTAATAATAGACTCACGCAAATACTTTTGAACTCGAGGATCATTTTTGGCCTCAAGTAATTCTTTTGATAACTCTAGTGTTTTGTAGCCATGACGCATGTTCATCAATGACTCATAAACAGGGACAGGAAAGGCAGCAGGTGCAGATGGTTGAGCCACCACGTCTACGGTTACGATTTCAAAATCAGAAACGCGACCAGAGGTTTCGTCGACGTTGCCGGTACCGCGAGACGATACACCTAACTTCATACCAGACTCTAGAATGGTCTTAACGATGTTGCCCATTGGTGTTGGAATAAGCTTTAGTTTGCCATACCCGTTAGCACCTTCTATCCACATATCTGTAATAGCATGCGAAACACGATCTAGGTTAATTTTTAAATCGTCTGGGTGGTCTAATTCACCAAAAATTGTTTGACCTTCTTTTAGTTTGGTTTTGATATCGTCTACAGCACGCTTGATCTCAGTCAAGGGGTATACACGTTGGTTGTGGTTACGAACGTCCCCTTGAATCATCAAACCTTTTAGGTGTAGTGTTTTTGATTTATTACCAAATGCATCTTCAGAATCTTCGAGGAAAACAGACTGACCAGTTACGGTCGGATTGATGTATTCGCTTAGTATTGCTCTCTCAATCATTGTCTATTTTCCTTTTAGAAAATTCTCTAATCTTTAAACCTTCTTAAATCCAGCCGACCTATGGCCAACTGTGTTGTCGAAGTTGCCTGAACGAACTGGTTGTGACTTTGGTGTTGGTACATAAGACGCAGCACCACCAGTGGCGATGTTCTTCGCAGTGCCACCCATGTTGTTCTTCTTAGCAACGGGCGAAGCAGTTTGTGCGCCGGTTGGTTCGCTCGTCACAGCAGGACGAACTTTTTCAACATATTCACGAACTGTTTTGGAATCGTCTTCGCTATCGTCGTCGAGGTCTTCTTCTGAATCGTCATGAATGCCGGGGAAGTTTTCTTCTTCGTTCTCTTCAGCGGCGAGTAGTTCGTCTAGTTCAGCGCGAAGTTCATCGATAACTACCTCTAAGTCCTCGACGCGATCTTCTAGTTCCTCGGCATGATCCTCTAGGTCTTCATCTTCGCCGGCGTCTTCGTCTTCATCTTCGTCGCTCTCAAAGTCGTCCGAAGACTCGATATCGCCTTCTTCGTCTGCTTCGACTTCGTCGCTAATGTCAGAAACAAAATCTTCAGCTTCGTTATCAGCAGAAACGTCGAATTCGCCGTCATCGGTCTCTTCGGTGTCGGACATTGACTCATAAATTGAACGGCTCTGTTCTACTACGATTTCATGAAAGAGGGCGCGAGCCTGCTCCTGCTCTTCATTAATGATTAGATCAATAAGTTTTTCAAACTTTGCAGTTGACATTGAATTTTCTCCTTAAGGTAGAATGTCACGAGATTACAATTTCTTGTAATGGTATTTATGACACGAAGGAGAAATGGCTTCAGAAATAGGCGAAAAATCGCCTATTTTTTAGAATCCGGGGATAGGTTCTTCTGATTTTGTGCTGTATTGTGCTTGTAACGCTACTAATTTCTGCTCGAACTCAAAATCCCTAGTATCACGCATGATACGCAAACGATTGATTTGCTCTAAGGTGAGGCGAGTTTTTCTTACATCAGTCATCCTGAGTTGACTATTATCTAGCTTATCAGAATGATAACCTTTGTAATGTTTGCTGCTGTTGAATAGTTCATTTAGTAGCATGATACGGTATTTATCGAATCGAGTGCAAAGTTGCGTGTTCTTTAGTCGATTTAGATTATGGAAACGGAGTAGGTTCGGTGTCACCTTCTGGTCCACCCAAGTTACCTGGTTCGCCTTCTGGTCCACCCCCCATATTTAATTCGCCTTCGCTACCTTCTAATCCCATGTCAACGCCAGCAGACATGTCTGATGTGATACCGCCTGGCGTAATGCCCATTGATCGCATGTCTGCTGAGCCAGTGTTCTTGCGTTCTGCTGTACCGTTCTCTTCGGTCCACATTTCTTCGTTAAGCTGAATCTCTTCTTCAGTTAGACCTAAGTATCGTCTCAGAATGAAACGCTTAGATAGGTATGAGAATTGTTCTACTTGGGTGAATGCAGAAATTCGTGCGGTGTCGAGCTCAGCTTGTCGATACTGAGCGAAGTTTTGTGGTTCTGTAAACCAAAGATTAAATAACGCACTATCAATGTTAATACCACGCCAGTTTAAGAACATCTTGAATTCTTTATCTAGCTGTGGAATAATACTGTTTTGCAAACGCTTACAATACTGATTGAAACGCCACTCTTGAATAAGTGCAGTTCCGACCTTGCCGTTTGCATATGCTCGTTCGCTTTCTTCTTCTTGCGTTGGTAGATAACTGGATGGGATGCGCAAACCACGGAATAGCTTGTTAGTAAAGAAGCGGAGGTCAGCTACTTCACCAACTGATGAGTTTTGGGTAAAAATACCAACTTCAAGAGCAAAGTTATGATAATCGTGGTATACTTCATCTCCGTCGATTGTTAGTGTGCCGACTTCTATTTTGTCTGACAACCGTTCAATCGAGACAATTTTGTGGTTATATTTTGTTACATCACGCTTAAAATGTCTCCAATTAGAATAGCCGTGTTGCTTAACACAGTCACTTAGCATGAACGGAGAAATATAATCTCCTTTCCACTTCTTGCTATTGTTGCCAATGTTTATGGCTCGGAAGTGCTTCATAAATTCTTCGTTAGTCGAAAGGTAAGACGCTGCACTCGATAAAGTTTGTGTTGATTTGCTACCTTGTGATAAAAGATAAGATTGAATCATGTCCGTCAAAGTTTTATCATATTTTAACTTTTGGTTGGCGAACATTTTTTCATAATTCACAGGGTCTTTTGCGCGGGCAGCACTGTAATTGCTGATTTTTTTCGAACGCTCATTATATTGTTCGGTTTGTTTAAATTTTTCCCACCCTAATGCTTTTTGCTGAATAAAAAATTCTCTAAACTCTGGGTTTTGTAGTTTTTTTTGTAATTTTGCATTTGCACCAGAGAGATTAGAAATGTTAGTTGCACGGTCTCGCGCTTTTTGTTCCTCTGTGCGGTTTTTTAGATATTTTTGTTGTGCCGCAAACAAATTAGCAAGACGCTTTGCTCTTTCTTCGTCAGATAGACTTTCCCACGCCTTTTTAGAGCGCTCACTGATTTTTTTACTTCTAGCAGCATATGCCTCAGAATCATGTTCTTTCATATGTTCTAGGGCAGCTTTTGCTGCTTTTGTTCCTAGTCCTTGTGCTTCTTTAGAGAAGCCATGAAATGTGTGATATTCTTTGTGGTCTTTCCACCCCATAATAACTAAATTAGATGGCGAGTTATTGTATCTGTTATGGTCTTTATGGTGTATTACAAACGAGTTATCACTGTCAATAGATTCGTCAAATGCATAAAACTCGAGGCTAATAAACCTACAAACCATTCGATGGACAAATTCCCATTTTTTAGTATCGTTTTGGTAGACTTGTGTATACTCTTTTTTACGGGTTTTAGACAGGTCCTCGTTTTTTGTATTAAACGGTATCATACTTTCGCCAACTGTTAATTTGTCAGCGCGGACTTTACCTTTACCAATAACCGGAAACTTGTGGTCGGGTGTTGCGATTATCTCTTCACCGTTGTCGAGCGTAATACGAAGAACATCTGCAGATTTTTGTGTTACACCAGCCCATGTAATTAGACCAGGACAGACCTCGCCTGTTTCTGGGTTACAACTAAAGGCCCAGTTTTCTTTTCCGTTATTATATTCTTCTTCTAGCTCTTTGATAGTTAACGTCCTGCCATCTAACAACGGAACCCTAGTGTCCATTGCTAAACACCCCCCGGGGAGCTGTTCAACACTAGAGCCGCGGCCTTCAGATACAGGAAAGAAGAAGTCTTCGTTAATACTAATTGGGTTATATGTTGAATCCGTAACCATGTTCCCGCCGCCGGTTCTTGTAGGAATACGACGCTGTTGGATCTCGTTTTTTACTTTCTCAACATATGCCATCGCCATGTGTGCTGGCATGTTACCGACATCAATTTTGAAAATACGACGCTCTGGTGCACGATTAAGACGATAGATGATAACCGCATCTTCTAGTAATTCTTTTTGCTTATATACTTTATAAACTGTTTCAAGAACAGATGATGCAAAGGGCCACGTTGCATCTAAGCCTTCTGATAAGCTAAGATGTAAAATGTGTTCTGCTGGAATAGCCGCTTCTTGGTCTTGTCTCGAAAAGCGAGAAGACCCGCCAGTAAACGCAGCAGGACCTGCTAGAGAAAAGTTTGTCCCACCGCCGCCACCAGGGGGAGATGTGTGTTTGGTGTTTGCTGTAATTGCTGCGGTTGATAGCGCATTTAAATTGGCAGCAAGATCTTTAATGAAGTACTGTTCGGGTTCTTTACCGGCACCTTCATTTACAATAATCTTGATTACTTTTTCAATCTCAGTCCAGTGAAGAACAAATGTTTCTGGATCACGAACAAACACTTGATCACCAAATTTCAACGTATTACGAAAAATTCGGAAAATCCGTTGATCGAATTGATTGATTTTACACCACTGTTGTAGTTGCTCTTTGATGATTTTAATTTCAGAATCAGTCGCTTTATCGTTATAGTGGATTTCAAACGGCAAACCAGTAATATCTGAAGATTGTGTGCAGAATTCAGCCAGAATATCTAATGCTGCATTGATCTCAGCATCCATATCCATTCTGTTAATTTCACCGTATCGGTCAATACGATTTGGATGACCAATATAAATGTCTGGAAGGTTGCTCTCCCAGTTTGCAACCCCAGGGGGAACAGACGACATGCCTGCATTGCTAGATATGTTACCGTTTTTATTACGGCCAGAAATCGGACTTATATTACCAGAGGTGTCTACTTTAGCAAATGCACTAGAGACGTTTGAAGTTTTAAAATATTTTTTCCAGGACATGATTAATTATTTACCAGTGGTCAGCTAGTGAGAATTAGTTTTCACCAGTCTTTGTATCGTTGTTGTTTAACAATAGATATATTCTGACCAGAGTAAAAAACTAGCTCATCTAGTTTTGCTACTAATTGCCGCGATAAGGCAACCTGCTCTTCTAGTAACTGCTTATCTATTTCAGCACGGGTTAATTGTGTAGCAGTAGGCGAAACTATGGGCTTCTCTGTTGATTCAGTGCGAATTGCCTGCATAGCAGTAAACGAGGCCATAGCTGACCTAAGGCTATTTTCTAATGCTTGCTGAGACTTGGCGGCTGTCTCAACGAGCATAGCAGCAATTCGATCAGCCGATGGTAGTTGAGATTTAGAAAGCTGATCTTTAATATCAATAGAAACCGGAATAGTTCTACCGTCTGGCAAAGGAACTATGGCTTCGGTGCCATGTAATCTAGCAAAGAATCCAGACTCTGGTCCTTTTGCCACACCACCCAAAGAATAACTCCCAACTACCTTTGTTGGGTCTTCTCCTCTTTCTTTTAGGTAAGCCTCTCTACGCTGCTGTTCTCTCTTTAATGCGTCTGCCACACCTTCTTTTTCTGCTATTTCTTGTTGTCGTTTATGTTCGATAAATTGCCGCTTCAGCGCATCTTCTGACCAACGGCCACTGCTGAATAAATGCAGGTTACCAAGATCACGTTGCTCTTTTTTGTATTTCTCAAGTGCCTCTTTGCCTCCATACTGCTGAAACATTTTGTTAGTAAGATACGCTTCTTTAGTTTCTTCTAAGTTTCTGCCTTCTGGATTAAAACTAGCGCCAAACTTCTTTGCAATATGATCCCTAAATCCAGGATCGCTTTTCAACAACTCGGCTGTAGATATCTTTTTAGATTCTTCAATTGAAGCCTTTGCTGCACTTGATATATCACGCATTACTTTTCCATCTGCTTCTCTTGTTTCTTTTAAGATGTTCTTTGCACTACCTCCGGTGACACCTAACTCTTCGGCAAACTTCTTTAAGGCATCAATTGCATTATTTAAGCCCTCTCCGAATTTAGCAATAACAGGTGCAGCAAACTCCATTGCTTCAAATGCAATCCCTTGCAGATTTAACATCAGATTTTGGTTTTCTTCGTATATCTTAAGTGCAGACGTTGTTGCTATATCAGTTCTTCGTGCCTCAACATGAGCGACTTGTTCGGCCCGCGCCTTATTATACTTTTCTGAAAAGTCTCCGAAATCAAAAGTAGCTGCTTTACCAAGAGCCTCTGCAAACGGTTCGTGTATATAGCGAAGGGGCTCCTGCATCCCTGTGCCTCGTTGCTCTGCTCCTGCGAGAACCGAAGAGATCGACTCGAGTCCGCTAACAGACCTATCGCCTCGTATCACTTTAAAAAGATCTGACGCTCCCTCGCCGGCAATTTTCCACAAATCTACTGCACCTGCGCCAGCACCTTTTCCTGCAACGAAACTCTTTATTGCCTGGGCTAATTCTTCTTGCCCAGTGTCTTTAAATGTTTGGACTGCGGCATCAATTTCCCTAGCCTGCGTAGCATCCATTGCGTTTAGAGCACTCTTATATCGCCACTCACGCTGACGTTCTTCTGTTTCTTTTTCGATCTGCTCACGGTTTTTACCGGTGATTCTCGCCAACGCATCCATTTGAAATGCCAACGCATATGTTACATCGCCTAAATGCCTAGTATCATGCAGTTTTTTTGAACCAGACTGCCACTCTAGCTTAGCAGCAGTACCCATTAACTCTACGATCTCTTCGTACTTATAACCCATTTGTACTAGTTGATCATACTGGTCTCTGTTGTTAGAACGAAACTGTTCTGCAGATGCCCCTATTGTTTCTGCACCTTTAGATGCTGTTCTAAATGCAATAGCTAGATTATTACTCTGACTTTTTACTACAGCTTCAAATTGTTGAACAGAGATACCAGCACTAAGCGCCATGTCTCTGAATCCACCGAGCGAACCAGTTGCCAAACCACCCACACTAGTAAGCGAGTGATACGAGTCAATTTGTGCCTGGATAACTGGCGACAATAAATCAAAAGCAACTACGCCTTTTTCTATAGTTGCTTTACTTAATTGAGCAGCGCCCGTAGTTAACTGAGACAGCCCATCACCGATAACCGGGACCATCTTAGCAAGGCCGCCAATAGCATCTGAAGCTAAGTCAATTGTAGTCGTTGCTGTTTTTGCTGCGATGCCGACCGCCGCCGACATCGTGTCCATACTGGCTTTACCAGTAACAGCAGCCGATGAAAGCTGTCGCGCAAAGTCACCGGTTGCACTCGATAACCCGCCAAAGGTATTACTAACAGTTGTAGTCGCCCCTCTTAGGCGACCCATATTGTTGGTTAGCTTTTCTTGCTCTTCGGCTAATCTCTGTGCAGCCTCTAATTCAGCGGACATGTTTTTCCTTCATAGTTCTTTTATTTACCGGGTGCAAAACCACCTAGATCTTTAGTCCCGCAGATATAGGCGCGATAAATATTTAATGCAAAACTTAAAGTACAGATTATAGGTCAATTAAATAACCAGACCGCAGCGTGATAATATTTGGAATCATTTTCTTGCAAAAGAAATTAAACAATACCAACATTTCATCTTTAAAGAAAAACATATCGCGAATACACGTCTGTGATTCGTGTGGTTTAATACCGATGTTGACTTAATTAGGAAAGAACATAGCATCTGATGATCTGCTACATTGAAAAATAAACTGCATGTTCTTTAGATACACACTGCAATTTACCGGTTACTTTTAATCGCAAATAGTTATAACCAAAGGAAAACAAAACATGGAACAACCAAACCCACTTTCTAAATATTTTCGTCAACCTACCTTATTTGTAAGCTTGCCGTCAGCGGGCAGGTGGTATAATTCCGAGACAATCACATATTCAAACAATAATAACGACGAACAGGAAGTTGCTGTTTATCCATACACTGCAATGGATGAAATCATGATGCGATCACCTGACGCATTACTAAACGGAGTAGCAGTTACAACTACTTTGAAGAGCTGTGTTCCTGCGTTTGCTGATCCATGGGAAATCCTAACATGTGATGTCGACAAATTGCTTGTCGCAATGCGTGTTGCATCATACGGTCAGAAAATGGAACTAAATGCTAATTGCCCACATTGTAACGAGGAACTAACATACGACGCCAATTTAGCAGTTCTACTTGATTCTTTTAAGCCTGTTGAATTCCATGCGTTACAGTTAAGTAACGGCATCACCATTCAATTCCGTCCAATTACATATCGTCTTGCTACTAAAATTAATACTCTCCGTTTTAACAATGAGCGACTAAGCATCCAACTTAGACACGAAGCAGAAGCCAACCCAGACACAGATCAATCGGCAATACTAGAAGAAATTGTAAAGAATTCGCGAAATATTACACATTTATCAATCGCATTCTCGACTGAGTACATTCAAACACCAGATGGCAACAAAGTAACCAAATTCGAAAACATCTTAGAGTTTGTATCAAACATTCCCCGCGAACTATTTTCACAAATCGAAAAAGGACTAACCAATATTACCAAGAATAATAAAGCATTCGACGATTTCGAAATTGTTTGCACTGCATGTCACAAAACATTCAACTCACCATTTTCGTTTGATCAATCTGATTTTTTCGTAAAAGGCTCTTGAGTCTATCCCACGAAGAAATCATTGAGTACATTGAATCTTTAGAGAAAAGTGCAAGAGCCATAAGGGAAACGCTATTACAATTAGCTTGGTCAATGCGTGGAGGTGTTACATACGAGGAACTAGCACACTCATCCCCGACAGATAGAGAGATCATGTTAAAGATCACGAACGATAATATTGAAATCACAAAGAAGACAAACTTACCACATTTTTAAGATAACTTAAACACTAGATATCAGCTATCAGAGCCACTACGCCAAAACAAAGGCAGTGAGTTTTCGATAGCTGATTTCTTTTGACCTACATTCTCTAAGCCCTGATTCGTTATCATAGATTGAATTACGGCCATATCCTCTGTCGTTAGCGAACAATCTGGTATATCAGAACTACTATCAACGAACATGTTTGTGGTGATTTTGTATTGTTTCATCTTCATTTTTCCTTCTACAGAAATTTTAGTCAGAGTATCGTCCAGAACGTAGTTGATTGTTCTTTCACAGTTTCTAAACTGTATTTTAGCTTTTTGTGTTTAAGGAAACTTTTTGATTTCTACTGTTCTTATCTATTATTTGGTTTGCTTGCGCAAACCAGCAAACATCAGTTTCTCATTCGTTTCGTTACACTCAACTCAATCGAAACTTCGTTTGCACTTTCTTCTCTACTTTTTTGCACTCTCAATTATGATTATTTCTCTATCGAACTTTTAATTATTATTTTAATTATTATTTTTTTAATTATTAAGGACGTTCCCTTACGAACGGGGATGGATTCACAGAGGAAAGGCTCAGAATTCTGCTATTGCTAGCAGAAAACGAGCCAATCAGACACCGAAGACGATTCTCTTCACGTCGGACGAAGCCCACCCACGGAGTCATTTGTTTGTGTAGTGCTACTACACTCTCGGAGGCGGTTGCGCGGTACCCCCATCAGACTCGAATCCTTCTTACAACGCGACGTAAATGAGTTCGTGAGTGTTTAACTTCATTTACGTTGGTAGGTGCATCTTTTTCTACAGAGCTACCATCGTTTAGCCACCTTTGGTTGTGACTTTCACCCCAGTTATTTTTGGATGGCACCCTAGACTCCACTGCCCATAACTTTCAGATACAGCTCCTAGGGGGTTCGAACCAGATCATTGCCTAATATTTTGACTAGCCTTGGGTAGAGCACCGATATGTAGCGTTTAACGACTCCGCATCAACCACCTTTTCAGTGTAGTCCAGGTTTTTGGATCCCCGACTACGGGTGACAGTTCCACAAAGTTTTTCTACTTGGTATCCCAGAGCTTGTTAAAACTCAAAGGCCCGAATCTCACGGGTGGGTAGGTTCCATTTGTTTCTCTGCGACTCTACTTAATACTAATCCCTCGGCAGCTACCCCGAGGACCATTCTACTTTTACAGTTAGCCAGACCCACTACCTCGCCGACATACAATCTATGGCCAAGCCGACAACGAGCATAACTATCCTTGACTACCAACTAACCTTATTACATAGGTGGTTTTTTTGCTACTGTGACGCTTCACAGCGTGACGTTTACTACTTGCTACTATATTATACTACTCAGAGTATTTATGCAATACATTTTGGCTGAAAAAATTCTGTCGCCTTTGTATACTTTTGATATTACATAATACACTCGATTTAATGAAGTCATACAAACAAAAGTCTAAAATCGGTTACTAGTTCGACGATCAGTACAGTAACGTCGACTGTATTATTTAGCTCTTAGGCAGCAATCCTGCTGTTTTTAAAGCAGCATATGGTCTGTCTAAGAACTAAATAACATTGTCGTACAACGGTGACAAAATGATTTGCAATAACACCGATGATCTGTTAATTGATGAATCGAATTGAAAGGAAAATAAATGACGTTACCATCAACTGGTGCAATTACACTAGAAAACATTAGAACTGCATATGGTGGTTCTGGCACCACTTCTGCTTTTTC